CTGCTCGACCTGCTCGACCTGCTCGACCTGCTCGACCTGCTCGACCTGCTCGACCTGCTCGACCTGCTCGACCTGCTCGACCTGCTCGACCTGCTCGACCTGCTCGACCTGCTCGACCTGCTCGACCTGCTCGACCCCCCACCCCGGCGGCGAATCCGAAACGCGGCTAGGCGCAGCCCCACCCTACCCCGACCCCCCGCTGCAATGTCGGAGTCCCGCGCTCGCCCCGCCCCGCTTTGATCCGCACAAATCACCAGACCATTTTCAAAATCTAGCCGGGCCGACCCCACCCCCCTCTATATAGAACACCCCCCGGTATCAAATTTGGTACCATGCCCCAAATTCGTATATATTTCGCAACAATGCAGCCCCTAGTCCCTGACATTGATGAAGATTTTGTGCTTCCGGCCAACGCGGCTGAAGCGCTGCCGAGCTTGAGTCCGAGCCAAGAGCTTGACATGCGCGTTCGCACCATAAAGCTGATCAGTGATTTGTCGGGCCAGCCGATCATTCCGGACAAAACTAATGAGCAGGATGCGACTCAACTTGCTCGGCAGATGATCGAGGACCCTAAGGCGCGACCAGATTTTGCCATTTACCCCAACGAGACCATTGCGTTCTTGGCGGGCATGGTCAAGCAGATGAACCATGCGTTGGTAGATGACCTAGCTGAGCTCAAAAACTACGTCATCACAGGGTTGGTCAAGGAGATCGAGACTGCGAAGGATGGCAAAACCCGCCTTCAGGCTCTGACCAAGCTCGGCGAAGTGGACGGCGTGGATGCTTTTAAGCGGCGAAGCGAGGTCACGCACGTGATCAAGCCCATCGAAGAGGTCGAGAAAGAGCTGATGTCGGTGCTTGAGGGCATCGAATACAAGGTTGTGGGCGAGCAAAGTGCTACAACTGACCCCTGAAAGCCTCGAAAAGCTGAAAAGCGCCCTGCCGACGATGCCGGAGAAGGAAAAACGGCGTGTCGCTGAGCTCTTGAAGCAGTATCAGACCCAGATCACGCAGAAATTGGGCAAGGATTCGTTCCTAGACTTCATCCAGCACGTCTATCCCGGCTACAAGGTGGGCCCGCACCACCGAAGATTGGCGAAAATCTTCGAGGACATAGAGGCAGGGAAGAAAAAAAGGGTCATCGTCAACATCGCGCCGCGTCACGGCAAGTCGGAGATGATCTCGTACCTAGCGCCTGCGTGGTTCCTAGGCAAAAACCCGCAGAAAAAGGTCATCATGGCGTCCCACACTGCTGATTTGGCGGTGAACTTCGGTCGTCGGGTGCGTAACTTGGTCGGCTCGGAGTCTTATCGTGATATTTTTCCCAACGTATCTCTCCAAGCGGACAGTAAGTCTGCGTCTCGTTGGGGTACGAATTTTAATGGTGAGTACTTCGCTATTGGCGTTGGTGGCGCTCTTGCTGGCCGTGGTGCCGATCTCTTTATTATTGACGACCCTCATTCTGAACAGGAAGCTAAGCAGGGTCGAGCAGACGTATTTGAACCCGCGTGGGAGTGGTTCCAGTCGGGCCCGGTCCAGCGACTGATGCCGGGTGGCTCAATCATCGTGGTGATGACCCGGTGGTCGAAGATGGACCTGACGGGCAAGATCGTGGACCACATGACCCGCGAGGACGACGCCGATCAGTGGGAAGTGGTCGAGTTCCCTGCGATCCTGAACGAGAAGCCGCTATGGCCTGAGTTCTGGAGCATAGATGAGTTGATGGGCAAGAAGGCTTCGATGGACGTGCGGTACTGGCAGGCTCAGTACATGCAGCAGCCGACATCGGAGGAAGGTGCCCTTATCAAGCGTGAGTGGTGGCAGGTCTGGGACAAGGAGACTCCGCCACAGTGCGAGCACATCATCATGGCGCTCGACGCCGCTCAGGAGAAGACCAACCGGTCGGACTTTAATGCCCTCCTGACTTGGGGTGTCTTTTTCAACGAGGAGACCAACAACTACAACATCATCCTGCTGAACGCGGTCAAGGAGCGCCTTGAGTTCCCGGAGCTGAAGCAGCGGGTGCTTGAGGAGTACAAGGATTGGCAGCCGGACTCCTTCATCGTTGAGAAGAAGTCGAACGGTGCGGCGCTGTATCAGGAGATGCGCCGGATGGGGGTCCCCCTCAGCGAGTTCACGCCGGGCAGGGGGCAGGACAAGATCAGCCGGGTTAATGCCGTATCAGATCTGTTTAGTTCAGGTATAGTCTGGGTGCCCGACAGGCGCTGGGCTTGGGAGGTAGTCGAGGAGTGCAACGACTTCCCGGCGGGTACACATGATGACTTGGTGGACGCGACGACTTTGGCGCTTTTGAGGTTCAGGCAGGGCGGGTTCATACGCCTGCCGACAGATGAGCCCGAGCCGACCAAGTGGTTCAAGAGCCACAGACGCGAAGCGTATTACTAGGAGAATTTAGATGGCCATTGATAAAGGTTTGTACGAAGCGCCGATGGGGCTTGAGGCTCTTGCTGCCGAGCCCGCGCTTGAGATCAGCATCGAGGACCCCGAGGCAGTGACCATCGGCATCGACGGGGCCGTCATCGAGCTCATGAAAGAAGAGCCTAGGGCAGAAGAGTTCGACGCGAACCTTGCCGACTTCATGGGCGAGAACGACCTGCAGAGTCTTGCGGGCGAGCTCATCGGGCACTACGAGCAGGATCTCTCCAGCCGCAAGGACTGGCTCGACACATATATTAAGGGCCTGAAGATCCTTGGCATCAAGTACGAGGAGCGTACCGAGCCGTGGCCGGGTGCATGTGGCGTGTTCCACCCCCTCTTGATGGAGTCGGCGGTCAAGTTCCAGTCCGAGACCATCATGGAGACCTTCCCCGCTGCGGGGCCGGTCAAGACCAAGATCGTGGGCCGCGAGACTCCGGAGAAGAAGGACGCCGCCATCCGCGTGGCGGACGACATGAACTATCAGCTGACCGAGGTCATGAAGGAGTACCGCCCGGAGCATGAGCGCCTGCTCCTCTCGCTTGCCTTGGCGGGCAACGCCTTCAAGAAGATGTACTTCGACCCAGCTCTCAACCGTCAGACTGCGGTCTTTATCCCGGCTGAGGACATCATCGTCCCCTACGGCGCTCCGAACCTTGAGACGACCGACCGTGTTACGCACCGCATGCGTAAGACCAAGAACGAGCTGCGCAAGCTCCAGTATGCGGGGTTCTACCGGGACATCGACCTTGGTGACCCGATCCGCACGATGGACGAGGTTGAGAAGCAGAAGGCCGAGGATCAAGGCTTTTCGGCGTCGATGGACGACCGGTTTCAGCTCCTTGAGATGCACGTCAACCTTGACCTGCCGGGCTACCCCGACGTCGATAAGGACAACAATGAGACCGGGCTCGCGTTGCCGTACGTGGTGACGATTGAGAAGGGTACCGGGACGATCTTGGCGATTCGGCGCAACTGGCGAGAAGATGACAAACTCAAGGAGAAGCGGCAGCACTTTGTGCATTACGGGTACATCCCCGGCTTTGGCTTCTACTATTTTGGACTTATTCATCTTATCGGCGGCCACTCTAAGGCAGCCACCTCCCTACTCCGCCAGCTTGTCGATGCGGGAACTCTCAGCAATCTTCCGGGTGGTCTCAAGTCACGTGGCCTGCGTATCAAGGGCGACGACACCCCCATTGCTCCCGGAGAGTTCCGCGACGTAGACGTGCCTTCGGGTGCGATCCGCGACAACATCTTGCCCCTGCCGTACAAGGAGCCGAGCCAGACGCTCTCCCTCCTGATGGACCGGATTGTCGAGGAAGGACGCCGCTTCGCTGCGGTGTCGGACCTCAAGGTCAGCGACATGTCTTCGCAGGCCCCGGTCGGTACGACGCTTGCCATCCTTGAGCGTGTTCTCAAAGTGATGAGCGCGGTGCAGGCCCGCATCTATTACACGATGAAGCAGGAGTTCAAGCTCCTCGCGGGCATCATCCGTGACAACACCCCGGACGAGTATTCGTACGAGCCCGAGGTGGGCAGCCGCAAGGCCAAGAAGGCTGACTACGATGACGTCGATGTCATCCCGGTCTCGGACCCGAACGCGGCCACGATGTCGCAGAAGATCGTGCAGTACCAAGCCGTGCTGCAGCTCTCGCAGACCGCCCCGCAGATCTATGACTTGCCGCATCTTCACAGGCAGATGATCGAGACCCTTGGGGTCAAGAACGCCGACAAGATCATCCCGCTGCCGGACGATGCCAAGCCGCGTGACCCCATCACGGAGAACATGGACCTGATGACGGGTAAGCCCGCCAAGGCGTTCATCTATCAGGATCACGAGGCCCACATGCAGGTCCACATGGCTCTCATGCAGGACCCGAAGATCGCGGCGATGATCGGACAGAGCCCGCAGGCTCAGCAGATGCAGGGTGCCATCCAAGCCCACATCATGGAGCACATGGCGTTCCAGTACCGCCGTGAGATCGAGAAGCAGCTTGGCGCGGCGCTTCCCCCGCTGCCGCAGGGTGACAACGACGAGTACGACCTGCCGCCTGAGTTCGAGGCCCAGCTCTCGCAGCTTGCTGCGGTGGCCGCAGCGCGTGTCTTGCAGAAGGATCAGGCCGAGGCGCAAATGCAGCAGGCCCAGCAGCAACAGCAGGATCCGCTTGTACAGATGCAGATGATGGACCTGCAGATCAAGCAGCTCATCGCGCAGACCAAGGCGCAGCAGGCTCAGATCGACGGTCAGATCCGTATGGCAGAACAGCAGCGCAAGACCCAGAAAGACATGGTGGACGCTGCCGCCAAGCTCGATGAACTTGAGCTCCGTAAGGCCGAAGCCTCTGGACGACAGCAGCTTGAGGCGGCGCGTCTCGGCGTGGACATCCAGAAGGACAAGGCGGCCCTTGCGGCCAAGCAGCAGATTGAAGGTGTACGACTCGGGCTTGATATCGGCAAAGCACGAGACGACGTGGACATGCGTCGTAGACAAGCCGAGCAAACTCAACAGCCAGAAGGCGGGAGCAGTGAAGCATGAGTTATTCCAACGCTCTGGAATACTTGGACGCAAAACTCCAAGAAGAGCGCATCTTGATCGTTGAAGCCGTCGTGCAGGGCAAACTGGACGAGGGTGAATACAAACGACTTTGCGGGGCTTTACAGGGTCTTGAACTCGCAAAGAACCACATCAAAGACCTTGCAAAACGCTTGGAGCGCGATGATGAGTAACATTGATATTGAAGCGACTAAAGAGCAGGCAGAAAGGGCGAAGCTTCTCCCTGAGCCGAAAGGGTACCGAATCCTCTGCGCAGTGCCGCAGGTGGAGGAGGAGTATGAAGGGGGCCTGATCAAGGCTGAGGACACCAAGAAGACCGAGGAGCAGACGACCGTCGTCCTGTTCGTGGTCAAGATGGGCGACCTTTGCTATGCCGACAAGGATCGGTTCCCGACCGGCCCGTGGTGCAAGGAGGGGGACTTCGTGCTGACACGACCCTATTCCGGTACCCGCGTGGTCATCCACGGACGTGAGTTCCGCATCATCAACGACGACACGGTGGAAGCGGTGGTCCAAGACCCCCGTGGCATCCGTCGCGCATAAGGAGTTGTTTTTATGCAACAGGAAGAGTTTAAGTTCCCTGACGAACCTGCAGCCGAAAGCGTGCAGAGTCAGGCTAACGATATTGAGATCAAGATCGAGGACGATACCCCGCCAGAGGACAGGGGCCGTAAGCCCCTCCCGAAGGAGATCGTAGACGAGCTCGACAAGGACGACCTTGAGGAATACTCCGAAAAGGTCAAGAAGCGCCTTGGGCAGATGAAGAAGGTCTGGCACGACGAACGCCGTGCCAAGGAGGCCGTTGCCCGTGAAAAGGACGAGGCCCTTAAGTTTGCTCAGGCCCAGATGGAAGAGAACCGTCGCCTGAAGCAGCGTCTCGGGACGGGCGAAAAAGCCTACATCCAAGAGGTTACCAAGGCCGCTACCAACGAGCTGAACACTGCCAAGGACCGCCTGAAGCAGGCGTACGACTCCGGGGACTCTGAAAAGATCACCGAGGCGCAGGAAGCCCTGACCGACGCCAAGCTCCGCCTTAAGGAGTACGAACGCTTCCAGCCCTCTTTACAAGACGAACCAGAAAGAGTACAACCCACACAACAGGTTACGACGCCGCCGCAACCCGCTGACCAGAAAGCAGAAAACTGGAAGGCGAGGAACACGTGGTTCGGCGATGACGAGGAGATGACCGCCCTCGCACTCGGCCTGCATGAGAAGTTGGTCCGGTCTGGTGTTGATCCGCGTAGTGACGATTACTATCGGCGAATTGACGAGACCATGAGGAAGCGTTTTCCTGAGTCCTTCAACGAAGGCGAGGCAGACGAGGCTCCTCAAACGAGGGAGGCTGAAAAGCCCGCTCGCGCAAAGCCAGCCAATGTAGTGGCTCCAGTAACGCGGGGAACCGCGCCGCGTCAGGTCCGCCTGACACCGACTCAAGTTGCGCTTGCCAAGAAGCTTGGCATTAGCAATGAACAGTACGCACGTGAAATCATGAAATTGGAGAATAACAATGGCTGAGAACAGACTTACTCGTGAACTCGAAAACCGAGAATCCGCACAGCGCAAGATCGCTTGGGCACCCCCACAGGTTCTTCCTGCACCAAAGGAACAGCCGGGTTGGGTATTCAGGTGGATCCGGACCAGTTTGATGGGCACATCAGACCCAACGAACACGTCCTCCAAGCTCCGTGAAGGTTGGGAGCCCTGCAAGGCCGAAGACCACCCGGAGTTGATGCTACAGGCTGATCCGAACTCCCGCTTCAAGGGAAACATCGAGATCGGCGGACTGTTGTTGTGCAAGGCCCCTGAAGAGATGATGAACCAGCGTACAGATTACTATCTCAAGCAGGCTCAGGCTCAGATGGAAGCCGTGGACAACAACTTTATGAGCCAGAAAGATAACCGCTCGAACATGGCGATCTTTAATGATCGCAAGTCGAACATCTCTTTCGGCAAAGGTAAATAAATTCATCTTTTAGGAGTATCAAATGGCTTACCCCACTGTTGATGCCCCTTACGGACTTAAGCCGGTCAATTTGGTCGGCGGCCTTCCGTTTGCGGGTGCTACTCGACAGATTCCGATTGGTAACGCGTACGGCACTGCCATCTATAACGGCGATGTCGTGCAGCTGAACTCGTCGGGAAATGTCATCATCACGACCCTTCAGAATCAGGCCACCAACTCGGTTGCCGGTGTGATCGGCGTGTTCCTTGGCTGTTCCTACACGAACCCGGCTACGAAGCAGAAGCTGTTCTCGCAGTACTATCCGGGCGCGGTGGCGGCTGACGACATCACGGCGTACATCTCGGATGATCCGAACGCGCTGTACAAGGTCGTCAACGTGACCAGCAACGTGGCGGACAGCACGTCGGGCGGTCTTCTCCCGGCGTACATCAGCCGTGCCAACTCGTTTGGCACCAACGCGGAGCTCGTTCTCAACACGGGTTCCTCGACGACTGGCAACAGCCGTATGGGCGTGTTCATCAACAACGTTGCGACTTCGCTGCCGCTCCGTGTTGTGGACGTCGTTACCGATTCGGTCAACTCCAGCGGCAACTTTGTTGAGTTCATCGTGAAGTTCAACGCGACTTACCACGCGTACAACAACACGGTCGGCACCTAATAGGGAGTTCTAAGAAATGGCTATTTCACGCGCACAACTTCTTAAGGAGCTGCTGCCCGGCCTGAACGCCCTGTTCGGTCTGGAGTACAAGCAGTACGGTGAGGAGCACAAGGAGATCTACGAGACTGAGACCTCCGAGCGTTCCTTTGAAGAAGAGACGAAGCTGAGCGGGTTCTCCGCTGCCCCGGTCAAGCCCGAGGGTCAGGCCATTGCGTACGATAACGCGCAGGAAGCTTGGACGGCTCGTTACAACCACGAGACGATTGCTCTCGGCTTCTCCATCACGGAAGAGGCGATTGAGGACAATCTGTACGACTCGCTCAGCAAGCGCTACACCAAGGGCCTTGCTCGCGCTATGGCGTACACGAAGCAGGTTAAGGCTGCTGCGGTGCTGAACAACGCTTTTGCCACGGCTGTGACCGGTGGCGACGGCGTGTCGCTCTGTAACGCTGCCCACCCGCTCGTCTCGGGCGGCACCAACAGCAACCGTCTGACCGCTTCGGACCTCAACGAGACTTCGCTTGAGGCTGCGGTGATTCAGATCGCTGGGTGGACCGACGAACGTGGTCTGCTCATCGCTGCGAAGCCGCGCAAGCTCATCGTGCCCCCGGCTCTGATGTTCGTCGCCAAGCGCCTCCTCGACACGGAGCTCCGTGTTGCGACCGCTGACAACGACATCAACGCCCTCAAGGCGATGGGTTCGATTCCGGAAGGCTACACGGTCAACCACTTCCTGACTGATCCGAACGGCTGGTTCCTCCGAACCGACGTCCCGAACGGTCTGAAGCACTTTGTCCGTACGCCGCTGGCGAACTCGATGGACGGGGATTTCGATACGGGCAACGTCCGTTACAAGAGCCGTGAGCGCTACAGCTTCGGCTGGTCGGACCCCCTGGGCATTTTCGGCTCGCCGGGTTCGTCCTGATAAATCAAGCACTTACGTGTTTGGGAAGGGGCCTTCGGGCCCCTTCTTTTTGTCTATTGTGTTATTAGTTTAGATTAGGTACCGTAACTAAATGAAAGGCGGAATCTACAAAATCATCAACGTCCTTAACAACAAGTTCTACGTCGGTAGCGCCGTGGACTTTAAAAGACGGAAACGCCTGCATTGGTGGCGTTTGCGGCGGGGCGATCACGCTAATAAACATCTTCAAGCTGCGTGGAATAAGTACGGGGAAAAAGCCTTCACGTTTGTAATTGTCGAAGAACATCCAGAAGGGGCGGACCTGCTTGTTGCCGAAAATGTGTGGCTTAAAGAACACGTTGGTAAAGATTATTGCTATAACTTAGGCACTGACGCTACCGCTCCTAATCTAGGACTGTTTGGCGAAAAGAACTACATGTGGGGGAAGACCTTCAGCCATACCCCTGAAGCCAAACTTAAAATCGGCAAACACAGCCGTGGCCGTCATCACAGCCAAGAATCCCGCGAAAAGATCCGGGCTTACTTGATCGGGAAGCCTAAATCTGCCGAAACCCGAGCCAAGATCTCTGTGGCGATGTCGGGGGAACGGAACCCCAACTACGGCAAGTCCCGTGACGCCGCCTTCCTCGCCAAGGTGTGCCGCCGGATCGTAGTCATCAAGTCGGACGGAACCTCGCAGGTTTATCCGAGCATCAAGGCACTTCGTGAGCAGCTTAAGCTTAAGCCCACCACCGTAAATCGGGCCCTAAAATCAGGCCGTCCCATCACCCGTGGCCCCTGCAAAGGTTGGGTGTTTAAGGCTGTTGACACCCCATCTGATTGAGCGTATACAGAGTCATCGGGAAAAATCCGCTTATCAGACAGCCCCGACTGACGACATGCAGACTGATAAGCACCGTTATTACTCGCATGTGAGGAGATATATACATGGGTACGACTACGTTCTCTGGCCCGGTTGTTTCGCAGAACGGCTTCGTTGGCGATTTCACCGGTAACATCACGGGCAATGTCACGGGCAATGTCACGGGCGATGTCTTCGCTTCGGTTCAGTCCCTCTCGGGCGCTGGTGCGGTCAACGTGACCGATATGTTCACCTCGCTCACCACGTCCGGTGTGTCGCAGGCCCTGACGCTTGCCAACGGCACGGTGGGGCAGATGAAAATCATCGCTCACGCGGTTGATGGTGGTTCGGCGGTGCTCACCCCGACCACGAAGATCGGCTTCACCACGATTACGTTTACGAACGTTGGCGATGCTGCCACCCTGATCTACACCGCCGCTGGTTGGGCTATCGTGGGCATCAGTGGCGCGGTTGCTGCTTAATAGGAGCCTCACATGGCTATGCAAACAGACGTCTTAGCCAGTGCGGTAAGGACGACTGATGGTCTTCTTGCAGACCAAGCGGGCAACACCCTCGGGCGCAACCGTGTCAAGGCGATCTACATCGTCCCGGATACGGGTGCGGGCAGCGTGGTGTTAAAAGACGGTGGCGCTTCGGGTTCGGTCAAGTTGACCATCAATACCCTTGTGTCATCGACAAGCCCGGACTACATCCTCATCCCCGGCGAAGGCTTGCTCTTCCAGACCAACATCTACGTCGATCTGACGGACGTGGTCTCGGTGATGGTGTTCTATGGCTAAGTCTCCTGCGTGGCAACGCAAGGAAGGGAAGAACCCGGCTGGCGGCTTGAATGCCAAAGGCCGGGCTTCCTACAACAAGGCCAACCCCGGCAAGCCGGGTCTTAAGCGTCCGCAGCCTGAAGGCGGTGCCCGTCGTGATTCGTTCTGTGCCCGGATGAAAGGCATGAAGCGCAAGCTCACGAGTGCCAAGACAGCGAATGATCCGAACAGCCGGATCAACAAGTCGCTCAGGGCGTGGAATTGCTGAGATGGACGCTTTCATCTGGAACATGATCCTGACCGGTGTTGTGACCATCATCGGGTACGTGATGAAAGAGAAGTCTGACGAGATCCAGCGTATTGGGATCTTGCTCAACAAGACCCGCGAAGAAGTTGCACGGGATCACATAACGCGGGTTGAGGTGCAGGCCAACTCGCAGATGCTCTTGGACCGGCTTGACCGCCTTGAGCAGAAGATCGACCGACTGATGGAGCAGCACCGTGCCTAGTAAGTCAAAAGCGCAGCGTAATCTGATGGCTGCTGCCGCCCATAACCCAGCCTTTGCCAAGAAAGTCGGAGTCCCGACCAAGGTGGCGAAGGAATTCAACAAGGCCGACAAAGGCCGTAAATTTAGGAGTAAGTCGAAATGAAGATGAAAATGAAAGGTATGGCTGACAAGGCCGGTCGCGCCATGAAGCGTCGTACGCCGGACACGATGGGCCGTGCAATGATGAAGGGCTACAAGGAAGGCGGCTCGGTCTACCGCAAGGGTGCCGATGGCATCACTGCTAAGGGCAAGACCAAGGGCAAGATGGTCAAGATGGCTTACGGCGGTAAGTGCTAATGGCGAGTGCGAAAAGAACTTCCAACGAGGCAACGCCTCCGCCGGATAGCGCAGATCGCCGGGAGTTCTTGAAGGAGCAGGAAAGGATGCGTCGTGAGCAAGAGGCGGCTGCTGCTGAGCGCCGTCGCAGGGCTGCGGCGCGTGAGGCTTCTTCGTCCGATGCGAAGCTGGAGCAGGCCGCGAAGGATCAGGCTCAGGCAGCGAAAGATCGGCAGATGAGAGAAGCTGCTGAACGTGCAAGGCGTCAGCCGATGTTTAAGCATGGCGGTGCTGTGAAGAAGTACGCCAAGGGCGGCTCCGTCTCGTCCGCGTCCAAGCGGGCTGATGGCTGCGCTACCAAGGGCAAGACTCGCGGGAAGTTCGTCTGATGATGCCGTCGCGTGGTATGGGTGCTATGGCTCCTAGCAAGATCCCTCGTGCCAAGCGACGTGGGGACGACAAGCCCGTGATCGGGACTGACGAGCCGATTCGCCATGCCAAGGGGGGCAAGGTGAAGAGCAAGGTCAACGAGGCCGGGAACTACACCAAGCCCGGCATGCGTGAGAGCCTGTTCAAGTCGATCAAGTCTCGGGCTGTGCAGGGTACCAAGGCAGGTCAGTGGAGCGCGAGAAAAAGCCAACTGTTGGCTAAGGAATATAAACGGCGGGGCGGTGGATACAGAGACTAAAATTTGTACGGGGTGCCAGCAAGAAAAGCCGCTGACTGAATTTTTTAGTCGCGGAGGGAAGTTGGTGCATTTGTACAAATCGCAGTGCAAATTGTGCATGCAAGCTAAGCGGCAAGCGTGGGCAGAACAAAATCGTGACCATTTAAATGATTGGCGGCGCAATAATTGGGTAGTAACTAATCGGCGGTTACGTCGGCGGGGCGCTACTCAAGACATGTATAACGCTATGTATGAAGCGCAAAAAGGTTGTTGCGCTTTGTGCAACGAACCAGAAGAAAAGTTTTCGTGGTTATGTATTGATCATGATCATGAGACCGGGAAAATTCGTGGACTGCTTTGTCCTAATTGCAACCGAGGATTGGGACTGCTAAAAGACAACGCAAATTTGTTGCAAAAAGCAGCCGAATATATTACGGCTAACAAACCGTTAGAAGTTAGAGAAAAAGCATGAAAGCCCCACAGCAGTCGCTTAAGGCGTGGACTCAGCAGAAATGGAGAACCAAAAGTGGTAAACGATCTTCTGACACGGGTGAAAGATATCTTCCGGAATCTGCGATCAATGCTCTCAGCTCCTCCGAGTATGCCCGAACCACCGCCGCCAAGCGTAAAGGAAAAGCGCAAGGCAAGCAGTTCGTCCGGCAACCCAAGGGCATTGCTGCTAAAACGCGCAGCTTCCGCCAAGCGGGTAAAGGATAAGAAGTAATGGCCGACAAGACTACAGCCACAACCGACTTTAACCTCGACCTCAACACCATCGTGGAAGAGGCTTTCGAGCGTTGCGGCGCGGAACTGCGTAGCGGTTACGATCTGCGTACGGCCAAGCGTAGTCTGTCCCTGTTGCTCATGGACTGGTCCAATCGGGGCATCAATCTGTGGACGCTTGAGCAGGGCACGCATGCCTTGACCTACAACGTCGGGACCTATGACCTCCCTGCCGACACGGTGGACCTGCTTGACCATGTGATCCGGACGGGCACGGGCACGAACCAGATCGACATCAACATCAGCCGGATTTCGTCCAGCACCTACGTTGCCATCCCGAACAAAAACGCGACGGGGCGTCCGATCCAGATCTGGATCAATCGTCGTACGGGTGCAACCGATGCCAATAATATCGTGGTCTATCCGCAGTTCACGGTGTGGCCGAAGCCCGACAACAGCACCCCGTACACCATTTACTACACCCGGCTGCGCCGCATGTTCGACGTGGGTAATGGCTCTAACGGGCAGGATATCCCGTTCCGCTTCCTGCCCTGCATGGTCGCGGGCTTGGCCTACATGCTCTCAATGAAGATTCCCGGCGCTGATGTTCGGACGATGACGCTCAAGGCTCAGTACGACGAGGCTTGGGATCTGGCTGCGGGCGAGGATCGGGAGAAGGCTGCGGTGCGGTTCGTGCCGAGACAGAGCTTCCTTGGGGGCTACTGATGCCTAATCGGTTTGCAAGTGGCAAAAATGCTATCTCGCAGTGTGACCGCTGCGGGTGGCGCTTTAAGCTGAAGGAGCTTAGGCCGCTTGTCATTAAGACCAAGAACGTTAATATCCTTGTTTGTGGGTCGTGTTGGGAACCTGATCAGCCGCAGTTGCAACTCGGTATGTGGCCAGTTGACGACCCGCAGGCGATACGGAACCCCCGCCCGGACACGACTTATTTTGCACCCGGCAATGATGGTGCGGGTGGTAGTAGAATGATCCAGTGGGGCTGGAACCCGGTTGGCGGAGCCCAAGCAGACGATGCAGGGCTGACCCCGAATTATCTCGTATCCAAGGGATACGTAGGCGATGTAACGGTCGTAACGACCTAGGAGATTGAGATGAAGAACGGTATGCGCAAGATCGCTAAGGAAGAAGTCGGCAAGCACGTGGCTTCTATGCATAAAGGCGTTAAAAATATGCGTGCTGGTGGCAAGACCAACAGCGAGATGAAGAAGTACGGTCGTGGCATGGCTAAGGTCATGAATCAGCGCAGCCCGATGCGCGGTTCGTCTGGCCCGAGGTAATCATCATGGGCAAGCCTGATTTCAAGTTCTTCGATTGGGACATGAATCCCATCGGCAAGTACAAGCAGCCTGAGCCGAACAACGCTCCTACGGGCGAGAACGGCTATCCGGAGACGGACGTGAACCGTGGCGTGACCCACATGGACATGCAGGGCTACGGCGCTGCCACCAAGGGCCGCAAGTTCATTGAGCGGGTCAAGCTCGACAAGGGTGGCTTGGCTGGCGTGCTGACGCGTCAGGGCAAAGAGCGGTAATACTTTTAGACCATGAACTACGCAACGCTTACAGCATTGGTACAGCAGTACTGCGAATCGACTGAACCGTCGTTCGTAGCGAACATCCCTACCTTTGTGCAGCTTGCGGAAGAGCGGATCTATAACTCGGTCCAGATCCCGGCGATCCGTCGCAACCAGATTGGTACTCTGTCCATTAACAACAAGTACCTGACGCTGCCGAGCGACTGGCTTGCGACGTTCTCCTTGACGGTGATCGACCCGGTGACGAACGCTCAGGAGTTCTTGCTCGACAAGGACGTGAACTTCATCCGGCAGTCTTTTCCTGACCCGGATGACACGGGCATCCCGAAGTATTACGCGATCTTCGACGATAATACCTTGATCTTGGGGCCGACCCCGAACGCCGCGTATCAGGTAGAGATGCACTACTATTACTACCCGCAGAGCATCGTGACGGCGGGTACGTCGTGGCTTGGGGACAACTTCGAGAACATCTTGCTCTACGGAACACTCCGTGAGGCTTACACCTACTTGAAGGGTGAAGCCGACATGATGCAGTACTATGAGCAGAAGTATCAGGAAGCCGTTGGTCAGTTGACCCGCCTTGGCGATGGCCTCAACCGGCGTGATGCGTATCGTTCTGGTCAGGCTAGGGTTCCGGTGAACACGTGATCTTTCAGACCCAAACGCTGAGCTTCAAGGCTGAACTTCCGCAGGCGGTGCATAACCTGCTGACGGATACGATCAAGCTTGCGCTCTACACGAGCAACGCGACCTTGGATGAGAACACCACGGTCTACACGACCTCAAACGAGGTTGTCGGCGGCAGCTATGTTGCCGGGGGCGTGGTCTTGACCGGCGTGACGATCAACACGGCGAACAACGTGGTCTACGTTGATTTCAACGATGCTGTGTGGAACCCGGCGTCCTTCACGGCGGCAGGCGGCCTCATCTACAACGCAAGCAAGAGCAACAAGTCCATAGCGGTCCTGAGTTTTGGCGCAGACAAGATCGCTACCAACACCTTCACGGTGCAGATGCCGACCAATTCATCCGATTCTGCGCTGCTTCGATTTACTTAAGGAGTTATTGAGATGCTTACCAACAAGGCTAAGTCGGTAGACGAGGCGGCGGCTTCGATCACCAAGAGTGACGGCGCGAAGGAAGGTCTTCGTGGCGGCGGCGTTTTCCGTGTCGAGTGCCGTGATGCAGAAGGCAACCTGAAGTGGGCTGCTGAGTCCGAGAACCTCGTGGTGAACGTGGGCCTTCAGGACATGAACACGCAGTACTTCAAGGGCGTCACCTACACGGCGGCTTGGTACATCGGACTCTACGGCGCGGCTGCGTCGAATACTCCGGCAGCTTCGGATACGGCTGCTTCGCATATTGGTTGGACTGAGATCGTCCCGTATAGCAACGCGACCCGTCCTGCGGCTACGTTCGGCACGGCTTCGACTGCGGACCCGTCGATCATCACCAACTCGGCTTCGCCTGCCCAGTACAACATCAACGCCACGGCTACGGTTGGCGGCGCGTTCTTGATCAGTGACAGCACCAAGCTTGGCACGACCGGGATCCTGTTCTCGGCGGCGGACTTCCAAGCCCCCGGTGATCGCAACGTTACTTCCGGTGACACGCTCAACGTGACTTACACCTTCAGCCTTGATGCCGCATAAGGAGCATCCTATGTACAAGAAAGGCGATATGGTTCGCGTAAAGGCTGTTGTGCCTGAAGGTCCTGTGATCGCGCTGCGTATGACTGAGGATGGAGTGATCTACTACCTCGTCGAGTGGACCGACACGGACGGGGTCAGTCAGCAGCGTTGGTTTACAGAAGATCAGTTGATGGAGGCTTAAAATGCCTCTTGTACTTGCTGATCGTGTCAATGAGACCACGACTACTACTAGTACTGGCACGGTAACCCTCGCGGGGGCGGTGTCTGGGTATCAGTCGTTTGCTGTAATTGGCAACGCTAACACCACGTATTACACCATCGTTCACCAGACCGCTAATGAGTGGGAGGTGGGCATTGGTACGTATACGTCTTCGGGGACTACGCTCTCCCGAGATACGGTGCTGGCCTCGTCAAACAGCGGCAGCCTCGTCAACTTCTCAGCAGGTACCAAGTTCGTCTTCTGTGACTACCCGGCTGGCCGGGCGGTCTATTTGGACACGGCGACCAACGCTACGCTTCCTAACCTGACGCTCTCGGGCAACCTCACCTTTAGCTCAACCGCTCAGCGCATTGTCGCTGATATGAGCAACGCCACGGTCACTGACCGTTTTGGGTTTGTTACTAGCACTGCAAACAGTTCGACGATTGTTTCGGCCTACCCGAGCGGGACTGGATCTAGTTCCGCTTTTAGAACGCATAGCAGCGCTGATCCAACCAATTCGTCTTGGTTTCAGTTTGCTAGTACTTCTACTGACAACCGTATAAATAGTTCTATAAACGGCACTGGGACGTATCTACCGATTACGTTCTTTACGGGCGGCTCCGAGCGGATGCGGCTTGATACATCAGGCAACCTCGGCATCGGGACGAGTTCGCCTGTTGGTCGTGTTGATTCTGTAAGCAACGCTAGTTCAGCGTTTACTGCTCGGGCTTCAACTACTGGCGCAAATCAGACTGCCACGGTTCTCAATGTCTACAACTCTGACGCAAGTTTGTTTGCGTTGGCACAGTACAACGCCGTTCAGCACATTTGGGGCTATGCGGGTGCAACGGAAGGGATGCGCCTCAACGCCTCCGGCAACCTCGGCATCGGGACGAGTTCGCCGGGGCAGCGGCTGGATGTTCGCGGCAACCTCGCGTTGAGCGCGGCCAGCGCAACCGTGAACGGTTTTCAGGAAATCTCCTTCCCTGCTGGCATCTACGGCAAGGCCGCAATTCGCGGCATCAGCATAGGAACGACTGACGCAGGCGCGTTGGCATTTCTGACGGCTCCTGCTGGCGATATCCCTACCGAACGCGCCCGCCTCGACTCCTCCGGCAACCTCGGTCTGGGCGTGACGCCGAGTGCGTGGACGGGGGGAGGCAACATTCAGACCGTAGCAGGCGGCATTGTTACTTCTAGTAGTGGGTATGCTTCGTACAGTGCCAACGCTTATTTTGGAACTGGAGCATTTCGGTACGTTGGAACCGCCCCGGCAACAATGATACGTCATGACAACGGCGCTATTAACTTTCAAATCGCCCCCTCCGGCACCGCAGGCAACGCCATCTCGTTCACGCAGGCGATGACGCTGGATGCGTCGGGTCAGTGGCTTCTTGGCGGAACTTCTCTTGATAACCCACAATCGTGGGGGCGTATTGCGCAGGTAATCAATAGCGGCTCAAATGGCGCAGCAATTTCTGTTAAGGACGCAAACAACGAATTCAATATTGCGACATACAATTCCGCGCTTATTATTGCTGATGGCGTCACCGAACGCATGCGCCTCGACAGCAGCGGCAACCTCGGCATCGGGACGACTCCTTCGGCGTGGCGCAGCGGTGCGAGGGCGTTGCAAATAGGCGCTAACGGCTATGTCTCGCTGTTTGAGCAGGGAAACGGTGCTGCAAACCTTGCTTTTGCCGCCTACGAAAGCGCAACGAACACCTTTGCTTATCGCACCACAGGCGACCCTCCGACGCTCTACTCGCAGATTTCTGGAACCCATCTTTGGAGCAACGCCGCCGCTGGTACGGCGAACAACACCTTTACCTTCACCGAACGCATGCGCCTCGACTCCTCCGGCAACCTCGGCATCGGGACGAGTTCGCCTGCACAGCGATTGGATGTGACGGGCGCGGGTAACTCCGTGCAGGCGCGGTTTGGCGCGGTCGCGGGTCGCGGGTTGACCATCGGCACCGCTGTCATTGCTGGGACTAACGACGCGGGCGTTATTTTCAACGCGCCGATAACCGAAGGCACGCTGATTTTCCAGACCAACTCCACCGAACGCGCCCGCATCACGAGCGGGGGGGCGCTGCTGGTTGGCGCAACCTCTAACTTTGGGGCAGCGGACGATAGATTGCAGGTTGATACAGCAACCGCTTCTGCAAGGTCAGGTATTTTTAGAAACAATACATCAACGACAGACACCGTTGGCGTTTGGAATTCAGCCACAACGGGCGACAATTTATTTATTCAGTTTTACACAGAGGCTGGCGCATCAGTACGCGGAAGCATTACCTACAACCGCGCAGGCGGTCTGGTTGCTTACAATGTAACCTCCGACTATCGCGCCAAGGACATCATCGGGCCAGTTCAAGACTCCGGCGCAATCATCGACGCGCTGAAGGTCTACGAAGGCCAGATGAAGGGCGCAACGCAGAGCCGCCCAATGCTGATAGCGCATGAGGCGCAGGAACACGCTCCCTACGCCGTGACAGGCGAGAAGGATGCCGTGAACGAAGATGGCACACCGAAGTATCAGCAGATGGATGTGTCGGCTTTGGTTCCGTTGTTGTTGGCAGAAATTCAATCGCTGCGTGCGCGTGTCGCACAACTGGAGACTAAATAAATGACCACTATCACTTGGAACATCTCGCAACTCGACTGCCTCCCGCAGGAGGACGGCGATACCGATGTCGTTTTCATCGTTCATTGGTCTTGCAACGGCGTGGACGGAGACTACAACGGAAGCGTCTACTCAACCTGCTCCGTGCCGTTTCAGAAGGACAAGTCCTTCACCCCATACGCTGACCTCACGCTCGACCAAGTGCTTGGCTGGGTCTGGGCCAACGGCGTGGACAAGGACACTACCGAAGCTGCCGTGCAGCAGCAGATTGACAATCAGATCAATCCGCCTATCGTAGCGCCTCCGCTGCCTTGGGCAGCCCCGGCTGCCTAATCAGTTTTATCAACAACGGGCTAATCCCCCGCACAAAGGTGAGTTATGGAAAACAAGATCAAGTTTGAAGACCTCTCGATTGACGAAGCCAACCTCGTGTTCTTGGCGTTGGCCAAGCTGCCGTTTGAGACGGTCGCTGCCCTTTTCGGCAAACTTCAGCAGCAGGCACAGGCTCAGTTGCAACAGCAGCCGCCGAGTGCCCCGCCATCTATTGAGTGATGTTTAGCAACGGGCCGATCTCGTCGTGGACGATTAGCGGGTTTCAGCAATACCTGAACTCTGCTGTGTCTGAGTCCGTGACGGGATCGGACTCCGTTGCTTCTGTCCTGTTTGCCGTCTCGCTCATCTCTGAGACAAGCACTGCCTCTGACTCGGTGGATGCACCGGGCAGTATCTTTAGCAGCAGCGTCATCCTGACCGGCAACGCCTCCTCACAGTTCTTCACTCAGCCCATACTTGTGGCTCAAGTCGAGGAAGAGGCAAGGGGAGGCGGCCCGTTTGCGGCTACGGTCAATTTCGTTTCCCTGATCAACGAGACCGCCGTTCCGCTCGACACAGTGTCGGCAGCGGCTGAATTTGTATCTTCCGTTGCGGAAGCAGCCGAAGCCTCAGAAATCCTTAGCCCTTCGTTCTCGGTGTTCATCACTGTCCCCGAGTCAGCCACGGGGGCGGATACCGTTGTCCCGACCATCAACATGTCGGCGTCGGTCATAGAAGGCGTTACGGTTTCGGACTTGCTCACCGCGCAGGGCATATTTAACTCGCAGTTTTCTGACAGCGCCGTCATAAGCGATGCAGCCTTGGCGGGCGTTACCTTTCAGTCCCTGTTCATCGACTCCGCTTCCGTATTCGACACCACGTTTAGTTCCTACCTGTGGAACCCGGTAGATGACAGCCAAGGCTCAATATGGCAACCTGTGAACGATTCCCAAACCGGGGGCTGGACCCCTGTCAATGACTCGCAGGGATCGGTCTGGGTTGAGATCAATCCAAACGACGATAAGCGTTACTCGTAGAGGCCGAACATGACAACTTTTAGTTCTAACCTTGGGATTGAGCTCATCGGTACCGGCGAACAGGCAGGTACATGGGGCGTCACGACCAATACCAACCTTGGCACCCTGCTTGAGCAGTCCATTGCCGGGTACGTCACGCAGGCAGTCACAGACTCGGCCTCCCCCACGATCCTGACCATCCCGAACGGCGCTACGGGCGTGGCCCGTAACATGTACTTAGAGTTCACCGGGACGCTGACCGCTGCGCGGACAGTTGAGGTGCCGAATAACAAGAAGCTCTATTTTGTCTTTAACAACACCACGGGCGGCTTCGCTGTCACGGTCAAGGTCACGGGCCAGACTGGCGTTTCGATTGCCAACGGGGTCAAGACCATCCTTGTCTGCAACGGCACGGATATTGTCACGGCGACCAACATTGTGGGTCCGACTGGCCCCACGGGGCCGACTGGTCCGACTGGTCCGACTGGTCCGACTGGCGCAACGGGTCCGGTTGGTCCCACGGGTGCTACGGGTCCGACTGGCACGGCGGCAACGGTTGCCGTAGGCACGACCACGACAAGCCCGGCGGGTGGCTCTGCGGCGGTTACGAACGTAGGTACTCCCTCGGCAGCGACGTTCAACTTCACCATCCCGACCGGCCCTACCGGTCCTACTGGCTCTACGGGTCCGACTGGTCCTACAGGGCCTTTGGGTCCTACGGGTCCGACTGGTCCTGCTTCAACGGTGCCGGGTCCTCCGGGTGTGACTGGCCCTCCGGGCCCCACGGGTTCGACTGGCTCGGCGGCTACGCTTACGCTTGGCACGGTCACGACGGGCCCTGCAGGCAGCCCTGCGGCGATCACGAACTCGGGCTCAACGAGCGCGGCGGTCTTCAACTTCACCCTCCCGACCGGGCCGACTGGCCCTACGGGTCCAACTGGTCTGACTGGCCCGACTGGGCCTACTGGCCCTGCATCGACGGTGGCTGGTCCTCCGGGTCCCGCAGGTCCGACTGGCTCAACTGGCGCTACGGGTCCGACTGGTCCTACCGGTCCTGCTTCGACTGTCCCCGGCCCCACGGGTCCGACTGGTCCTCCGGGTCCTACCGGCCCTGCTTCGACGGTGGCTGGCCCTCCGGGGCCGACTGGCGCTACTGGCGCTACGGGTCCAACTGGTCCGACCGGTCCTACGGGTACAACGGGTACTGCAGCAACAATTACTGTTGGTACGACTACGACCGGGCCTGCCGGTACACCCGCTGCAGTAACTAACTCGGGCACTTCGTCTGCGGCAACTTTCAACTTTACGATTCCGCAGGGTACGGCTGGTTCGACCGGTCCTACTGGTCCTACTGGTCCGCTTGGTCCTACGGGTCCGACTGGCCCTACTGGCCCTTCGGGGGGTCCGGGGCCTACTGGTCCTACTGGTAGTGCTGCAACTATCTCGGTTGGTACGACTACGACTGGTCCGGCGGGCGGGTCGGCTTCAGTCACGAACTCTGGTTCGCCCACTGCGGCGGTCTTTAACTTCACCATCCCGACTGGTTCGACCGGCCCCACAGGTCCTACGGGTCCGACTGGTCCGACTGGACCTGCTTCCACTGTGCCGGGTCCCACTGGTCCGCTTGGTCCGACTGGCCCGACTGGCTTGACTGGTCCCACGGGGCCGACTGGTCCTGCTTCCACTGTGCCGGGTCCCACTGGTCCGCTTGGTCCGACTGGCCCGACTGGCTTGACTGGTCCCACGGGGCCGACTGGTCCTCCGGGTCCTACTGGTCCGGTTGGCCCTCCGGGTCCGGCTGGGGCTAACTATCTGCGTAACGTGACGAGCGGGTACACTGGCGGGGGTCAGGTGTTCGTGACTTCTACTACGCCCACTGCATCGAACGCGGGCGACGTCTGGTTCCAGATCTAAGAGAACGGTATGCCGCTTAAGGTGTGGAATGGGTCAAGTTTTACCGAAGCCGGGTACCTTAAGGTGTGGGACGGCTCTTCGTGGGTCCCTGCTGTTAATGCTTATACTTGGAATGGTTCGGCTTGGACGAAATTTTTTCCGTCCGTAAAGATTACCAACCAAACAGCAGTTAACAACAGTAAAGCAGGAGTAGGCGGCACTGCCACTGCAACGTATCGTTTAAGAAATGATGGAGTGGCGCTCAGACAACAAGGTACATCGTTAACAACTATTTCTGGTGAGTGGCTTGTTGGGAGCGGCACCACTTCTGATTATGAAGTTCAAGCAACAGTGCTTAGTGGCTCTGGAGGTAGTTTTTCAGGACCCGGCGCTGGGTGGAATAGTTTAAGTACTACTAGAGATTGGGTACTTACTGTAACTAACAATTCTGGTGATAGAGAAGTTCTGATAGAAATCCGCATCGCGGCAACATCTCTTGTCATCGCAACGGCAACTATTTCATTTGAAGTAGACAGTGCCCCATAAGGTGATAAATGAAAGGCGAATGGTGTTACTTCAAGTCCTACTTCACCCCTGAGCAGTGCGCTCGGATTGTCAGCATCGCCAAGAGCCGTGAACCTAGCGAGGCTCAGATCGGCACGGATGCAGGCATCAAGGCGGACGACTCGTTCCGTCGCTCAAGCATCTGGTTCGTCAACAAGGGCGATGCCGAACTCGACTACATGTTTGATGAGTTGTGGAAGCTTGCCATCTGGGCCAACCGGGATTGGTTCGACGTGCATATCAGCAAGATCGACTACTATCAAATCGCAGAATATGACGGCGAGAGACAAGGCGAGTACAAGACGCACCACGACATTTTTTATATGAATGGCGATCCGTACTATCACCGCAAGCTCTCGTGCGTCATTCAATTGACGGACCCTGCCGAGTACAAAGGCGGGGATTTGACGTTTGACCACGTTACGCACTACCCGAACGCCGAAGAGATGAGGCAGCAGGGCACCGCGATCTTCTTCCCCTCGTTTGTGCGTCATGCGGCGCAGCCTGTAACAGAAGGGAAGCGGCACTCGATTGCGGCGTGGTTCGACGGGCCTAAGTGGAGATAAACTAATGAGTGAAGACATTGATTTGCTGAAGGTTCAGATCGAAGCCGAGATGAGACGGCTTGAGGCTAACAGCACCGCAAAGGATGTGGCAGGCAAGGCCATCGGCAAGGATGGCCTCAAGTACATCACGGTCATCGTCATCATCGGCGTACTGTCCAGCCTTGCGCTGGAGGCCGACAAGATTGCTGCGGTGATGGGCCTGCTGGGTGCCTCGCTGACTGCGCTCATCTCCATGCTCAACGGCATTGCCGGTGCTACGGTGAAGGAAGAGAAGCCGGAGTTTGCGGTCATCAAGGAACTCATCGGCAAGTTGGACAAACTCGACCGTAAGGAACAGCCCATGCGGGTTGATGTCGAAGGCGACCATGTGACTGTGACCAAGGGCGATGATGTTGTGAGGGCGAAGAAATGATCCCTGCTGCACTACAAGCCATCCTGACGCCGCTGCTTGGCAACGGGCTTAACCTCGTCGCTAACGCTGTGTTGGCGAAGGGCAAGAAGGTCGTCGAGGAGAAGCTTGGCGTTGAACTGAAGCCCGACATGTCCCCCGAGGACTTGGCCAAGATCCAGATTGCCCAAATGGAGCATGAAGAGGAACTGCTCAAGCTGCGTCTTGAAGAGGACAAGCTTGACCTTGCCGAGCTTGAGATGCGGCTCAAGGACACCAACGACGCACGGCAGCGTGAGGTGCAGATTGTCACCTCCGATAAAGCACCGCTCCTGAACAAGCTCATCACGCCGATTCTGGCGCTTGGGCTGCTTGGCATCACCTTCACGCTCTTTGGCATCGTGCTGTTCCAAGCAAGTCCGATTGACCCTAGCCGCAAGGACATCCTCATCTACATCTTGGGTGTGCTGTCTGCGGTCGCTACGCAGGTCGTCTCGTACTACTTTGGTTCTAGCCAGTCGAGCAAGGACAAGACCGACGCACTCAAGGAGGCCATGAAATGAGCCTTGTAAAGGAACAAGCGGCGTTCCTGTTGGACGTTGCCAAACTCATCAATAAGGCGACCGAGTTGGGCTTTGTGGTCACGGGCGGTGAACTTGCCCGTACCCCGGAGCAGCAGGCCATCTACGTCAAGACGGGTCGCTCCAAGACGATGAACAGCATCCACCTCAAGCGGTGCGCCATCGACCTTAACTTCTTTGAGGACGGCAAACTCTGCTACGACATCCCGACGCTTACGCCGGTCGGCGAGTATTGGGAGAGCCTCAACGAGAAGAATAAATGGGGCGGGTTCTGGAAGTCGTTCAAGGACGTTCCGCACTTCGAGCGTAGGGTCTAACGATGCCTCTGCAAAAACTTGAACTGCGTCCCGGCATAAACCGCGAGTCCACCACGTACGCCAACGAGGGTGGCTTTTACGCTTGCGATAAGGTCCGGTTCCGTTCAGGTTATGCAGAGAAGATCGGTGGCTGGATCAATCAGTCCACGTTCACGTTCAAGGGCGTGTGTCGGTCGTTGTTCAACTGGATCACCCTCGCTAGCGACAACCTGCTTGGTGTGGGCACTAACTCCAAGATATACGTTGAGAACACCGGCATCTACCATGACATCACCCCGCTTGCCCAGACGGTAACGCTGCCTAACAACCCGTTCGCTACCACGCTTGCTAGCTACCTTGTCACCGTGACGACCACGCTGCCGCACAATATTAGTGTCGGTACGTATGTGACCTTCTCAGGCGTGTCAGGCGGTGGCGTAGTCAACGGCATAACGTTGAACGGCAACTTCGAAGTCATCACGGTCCCGACCAGCACTACGTTCACCATCATCGGCGCGGTTGTCGCTACGTCCACGGGGTCGGGCGGCGGCGCTGCTGTGTCTGCTGCGATTGAGATAAACGCGGGCAACGCGACCTTTTCACTCGGTCTTGGCTGGGGTGGTGGTCCGTGGGGCTTCGGTGGATGGGGCGTAGGCTCTACGGTTGCTACGCAGATCCGGCTCTGGTCGCAGGACAACGACAGGGAGAACCTGCTTTTCAATCCGCGCTCTGGTGCTATTTACTACTGGGAGAAGGACACATCCACGTGGGCGCGTGCCGTCACGTTGAACGCTTACGCCAACACGCAGGTCAAGGCTACAACCACGGCTACGTTTACTTCAGCCGTGACCACAATCACGGTGGCTGATTCGACCGGCATTGATACTGGCTCTGTAGTGTCGGGAACTGGTATACCGGCAGGAACTTTTGTCACAACGGCGTACATCGCAGGTAGTACCACGGTGCCTATTTCGGCAACTACAACTGCAGGGTCGGCGGGCAATTACACGTTCAGTTATGCAGGCAGGCACGTCCCAAACAACACCTATCAAATTTCGACCTCCAGCACGGGTAACTTCTGTATTGCGTTTGGGTCCAACCCGTACAACCCTGTCAACTTCACGGAAGACTTCGACCCGCTGCTCGTGCGTTGGTCGGATGCAGATAATCCGTTTGAATGGGTCCCGGCGACGACGAATCAATCTGGTGAAACCCGCTTGTCGTATGGTTCGTTCATCGTTACTTCGCTTGATACCCGGCAGGAAATCCTGATCTGGACAGACGCTGCTATCTTCTCGATGCAGTACCTTGGTCCGCCGTACGTATGGGGCATGAACCTTCTGATGGAGAACCTTTCTATCGCGTCCCCGAACGCTGCCATCACGGTCAACAACGTGACCTACTGGATGGGCGTGGACAAGTTCTATCAGTACTCGGGTCGCGTCGAGACGCTGCCTTGCAGCCTCCGTCAGTTCGTGTTCACCGACATCAACACGGATCAGTTGGCGCAGATCGTCTGCGGTTCTAACGAGGGTTATAACGAGGTCTGGTGGTTCTACCCGACTGCAGATAGCCTCGTGAACAACCGCTACGTGGTCTATAACCACCTTGAGCGAATCTGGTACTACGGCAGTTTGGAGCGTAGCTTTTGGCTTGACTCGCCGCTTCGGCAGTACCCGATGGCTTCGTTCAGCATCCAGACTTCGTACCTGTCGGAAGCCATAAACAGCAGCGTAACGATCATCCCGGTCATTAATGCCGCGTCCTATGCGAACGAGGGTGTGGTCACGATTGACTTTGAGAAGATCTTCTACACCGGCAAGACCTCCGATTCGTTGACCGGATGCACGCGTGGGTACGACGGGACTGCTGCAACGTCTCACATCATCTATAGCACTGTGTCCTATAGCGTGCCCAATCAGGTCATGAACCACGAGAACGGGAACGACGACCGTTCGACGAGCGAGATCCTGCCGATTGCAGCCTACATCGAAACTTCGGACTTCGACATCCAAGACGGGCAGAGCTTCGGGTACATCTGGCGCATGCTACCTGACTTGACCTTCAACGGGTCTAACTCGAACACGCCGTCCGTGACGCTGACCGTCAAGCCGCGACAGAACTCGGGCAGTGCCTACTCTGCGGCTAATACGCCTACCGTGACTGAAACGCAGTCGTTCCCGATTGAGCTTTACACCGGTCAGGTCTATACCCGCGTGCGGGGCCGTCAGATGTCCTTCCGTATGTCCTCAGCCGACATCGGCGTGGCGTGGCAGATGGGCATGATGCGCCTTGACATCCGTCCTGACGGGAGACGCTGATGGCAGAGTACAGCAGCCAGAAGATCCGTAATATCGTTGCGCCAAATCTGCCTGTTGCGCCAGTAGAGTATCAGCAGCGATATCAGGATCAGTTCTCTAACGTCTTGCGTCTCTTCTTCAGTCGGGTCTCTAATGCGGCTAACGCGCCAAAGCCTTACGGGTCTTTCTATAGCAGCGTAGACCAGTCTAACCCGGTAGCCAATACCGTCAATTTAATGACGTTCAACCGGACAGTGAGTTTTTTCAATGTCAGTGTCGGGGCTATCAACTCCCGTATATATGTAGCAGAAGAGGGCATCTATAACATCCAGTTCTCGGTCCAGTTAGACAAGTCTGGTGGTAGCGCATCCGATGTTTACATTTGGCTTCGGATCAATGGACAGAACGTAGAGCATTCTGCTGGCAAAGTTGTCATCGACGGTCCGAACTCTGAAATTATATCAGCGTGGAACTACGTGACCCCGTTGTCTGAAAACGACTACTTTGAATTAGCTTGGCAGTCCTCGGATACCAATGTGTTCCTTTCCGAAGAGCCTGCCACGGGGAACATCCCAGAAATCCCGTCTGTTATCCTGACCGTGACTTGGGTGTCGAATGTACATATTTAAAGTGGTAGTATCTAGCCATCTTGACCCCGTGAGGGCGGCATGAACCAGAACTTGTATTCAAACGGGGCTGTCCCCCAGCCTAACCCCTCGTACCCGATGGCCGGGATGCACAGTAGCGCCTACGCGCCGCCGCTTAACTATAACCAACCGACCGAGGTCGTCGGTGGTTACGATGCCCAGATTAACCCCATGACGGGGCAGGAAATCCCCCAGACCAACTTTGCCGGGGGCGGTTTGGCCTCGCTTTTGGAGTCCAAGGGACGGCGTGGCGATACCATGCTTGTCCACATGAACCCCGAAGAGGTTCAGGGTCTTCAGGCACTTGCGATGGCCCACGGTGGTAGCCTGACCATCAACCCCGAGACGGGGCTGTACGAGGCGTCGTTCCTCAAGAAGCTCCTGCCCACCATCATCGGTGCCACGCTCAACACGTTTGCGCCGGGCGTCGGGAGCAAAGTCGGGAGTCTGTTTGGGCTTTCCGGGGCCGCTGCTAGCACCATCGGCACGGGTCTTGTGGTCGGCGGTGCGTACGGGCTTATCGAGGGCGATCTCAAGAAGGGCCTTCAGGCGGGGCTTGGCGCGTATAGCGGTGCGAATATCGCTCAGTCGTTGCAGGCATCAGCAATGCCCGCTCCGGTCCGTCCGCCTGCCGAAGAGATGGCTAAGACCACTGCGGCTATGGATGCAGCGCGTAGTACGGTGGGGGCGGGGGAAAGCGCAGTATCGCAGGCGATGCCGTCTGATGGTCTTAACTACTTTAAGTCTGCCAACGTTTTCCGTGGCACCCCTACCGCGATTGATCTGGCTGCTGGGCGTCAGGGTATTGCGCGAGACATGTCTTTTGGCGGGATTGGGCAGGGGGTAAAGAACCTCTTCACCTCCCCTGAGTCACGTACGGCCTTTGGTCAGGCTATGGGCGGTGGGTTTCAGTCTCCGTTTATGCAGAGCATTGCTAAGACCGCCACGTACGGCGGTCTGGCGGGCGCACTTACCCCTGCTCCTAAGAAGCTGCCTACAG